ACTTGATTTTGCATGAAATCAACTATACTAGATTCTTTAGTTCTTTCATCATCTCCATGTAGGAAATAACCATATTGCTCTGGTATAAAAGCATGTTGAGAAAACGGTGCCATTAAAGAGTATTCATCATCATCATACTTAAACCTATAACTAAAACGGACAAATTTATCTTTTAAAAACTCTGGATCTCCTGCAAAAAGAACAGTATAATCTGGATTTACAGGTTGAAAACAAAATATATCATCATCATTCCACCCTAAATCTGCAACTATATCATCAATAATTGCACCTCCACTATTTTCTAATGTTACATTACTAGTAGATATTGAATTCACAAAAGCTTCACCACCTTTTCCAGAAACATAAACTCTCATTCCAGTGGTTAAAAAATTAGTTGGAAGAACATAAGTTGGATTAGTGGAAGATGTAAACGTTAAAACATCTGGAACTCCAGACACATCTACTTCACCTGGCGCAATAAAGCAAGCTGGTAAATATTCATCTACTTCATTCCTCATTGTAGATTGAACAGTACCTGATGTGCTTTTTAGAAAACTTATAGGAGCATATGGAGCATATTTAGCTACAGAAATATGATCTTCATTTGTGTAATATGTTAATGGATTAGCTATAGCTGTATTAGTGTTTATCTTTCGTGGTTGATTTCTATTATCCGTCCAAAACAGTAAATCTTCAAGTATATTAACACCAGTTATAGGATGTGTTTTAGAGAAATTTAAAAAATCTCCTTCTACTATTATATTATTATTACCAGTTGGAGACCAACATCCTATATAATGTCTTGATCCATATCTAAGTACTGTACCTGTAATAAAATTAGTTACATCTCCAGTGGCTTCATTAGATAATCCATTAGATGAGGTATCTGTATAGTTAGTTATAAATAAAAATACTCTATCATTATCAGTATCAGAGCAATAACCAATAATCTCTAAATTATTATCTGTTAAACCAAAATCAGTTAATTGTACATTACCTCTAATATTCTCTAAAGCACCTACATCAGGACCTTCAGATTTACTTACAGAGACGTTTTGAGCATCTCTATATTCACTTTTAGGAATTAATCTATCATCAAGATCTTTATTCATCTTAGATGATACAAAAGTATTCTTAATTTCTGGCATAATTAGTGTTTAATCCATTTAGATTTACCTCTCATAACTTGAAAAAATTCATTCATCTTAATATTAGATAACCTTATTTTAGCATTTCTTAACGCTGCAAATCTCTCTTGTTTGTATCTCCTAACTACATATTCTGGAACTCCACTTCTACCTGATAATATTGAATATGCTATATGCATATAAATAGCTTGTTCAGCCATCTTAGGAATTTTCATATCTCCATCAACTGATAATCCATCTGATATATATTCTAATATTATTAACTTACTTGCTAAATCACTAGAAAATGAGAATGTACCTAGTCTCTCATTTATTGTAAACCAACCATTTACTTGAGCAGTTTCTGGATCTAAACCATATCTCTGACCTAAAAACCAATCTCTTCTTGGATATCTATAATCATCTGGTTGGAAATTATTAGTGGAATCCATTGAAGCCCATCTATCGTCAGTTAATGAACTATTTGCTTCTAAATTCTCCCCAAATCCATCTTGAGTGGGAATTCCTTCATTATCTTGAATTGGTAATTCTGTAGGGTTAGATGTTAATCTAGTTGGGTATATTATGTGTTTAACTCCTACACTATCTATCCATGATGCTTCTACATGATTAACGTAATCTTGTGGAATTGGTACACTTAAACTAGGTGGGATGTTTAATTCTTGAGATTTTATACTTTTTAATGTATCATAACTAAACTCTTGTAATCCTCTCTTAGCATGAAACATTACATCAGTTCTTTTAACACTAGGAATTAACTTCCCAACTCCAACATAACCTACAATAAAGTTATTTATAGCATCATTTAATGATATATAAGAATAACCACCATAGTTATTATGTATAGCAAATTCTTTTAGTTGTATATATACTTCTGTTGCAGTATAAGTACCTCTTAATGTTATAGTATTATTGTTAGAGTTAGAAACATATGATAAACTTTCTGTTTGAGCTACTCCATCAAGATAAATAGTATAATTAGAAGCTGATCCTATTTGAACGCCAGTACTATTAAAAGCACTAATTATAGTAGTATCAAAAGTACATACAAATGTAGGATCTACTGCTGCTGCTAAAGCTGAAAACGATTGTTGACCTGAGTAATATTGTGCGTTAGTTTCTGTAATTAATGCCATAATTTATTAACTTTTTTCGTTTGCCTCTTCTTTTTGTATTAGCGCAGAAGCTGTTTGTATTATCTGCGGATCTCTTATCACAATACCTGAGTATAATAATATATTAAGTATAACTTCCACTTGTTCTGAATTATGTAATCCAAAATCTGTTGAACCATATGTACTTCCACCATTCAAATCCGCTGCTTGTAATGTTACTTCTAAATCATCTGCAGGAGCTGGTGGAGCTCCTGTTGGCGGTAATGTAAATTGATTAGCATCAACTGTTAATATATCTCCCACATTGTATCCAGAACCTTGAGTAGTTACCGTTACAGAAGTAACAGTTCCTCCTAATACTTCTGCTGAGAATTGAGTTCCCGTACCTCCAGCTGGAGAAACTGTAGTAGTTAAACCAGTGTAAGTCCCATCTTGAGTGATACCAGTTGGGTTAGTTGTTATAGAATCTGTTAAATCTCCTCCGTTGTTTATTAGATTAACTCCATAAGTTGTACTATCATAAGTATATTGTCCTACACTACCTACGCTATAACCCCATCTAATATCAGTGGGTTTTTTCACATATTGACATATTACTTCTCCAGTAGTTATACTGTTAGGATAAACTATTAGTTGATTATCCTCATATAAATATAATGGATATGTTGTTGTTGGAGTTGTTAATTTAGATTTATTGATATTGTAATATTCTGCCCTCCCTATTCTTTGAATTTCTAATGGAGTTGAACCAGTTGGTTGGTAAGTGGCAGATCCTAATCTATATAGATCACTTGGAACAGTGAACTTATTAGGAGTTCCAGCTACATAAGTTGCAGCTAATTCAGTTTTAAACTCTGCTATTTTTTCATCTGTAATGGCTACACGATCAGCATATTCCATATCTGTTTGTGGAATTCTAACTTGTTGGTTTAAGTCTTCGAAATATCTTTCAAATATTTCACGTTGAACTTGTGTACCTATTTTATTGAACTCATCAGGTGTCATATACCCTCTTTGTTCTTTATTTAGAATAAGTAATACGGTTTTATATACTGTATCTACGTTTACTGCCATTTTAAATATTTTTAAAAAAAAGGCGGCCGCATAGCCGCCTTAATTATAATCACTTGTTATTTAAGCTTTTTCTGTATTGATTTGTAAACTTCAACACCTTCATCTGTTTTAAACCATGCAGCCATAGCTGAGTATGGATTTTCATCAAAAGGAATATTCATTAATTTACGACCATTACTAGCCCACTTAAATGTTCTCTGATCTTGGGATAGATTTATTATATTTGCTTCTACACCCCTGATAGCAAAGTTTCTCAACTCTACATTTTCATCAACAGCTAAATTTAAAAATAGCTTTGGGTTTTTCTTAGCGAATAAGAGTAAATCTCTCTTTATTTCTTTAGAACTTAAATTAGAAACTCTAGAACCTTGTTCAACTCTTAATATTGCTTCAGCATGATCAACGTCCATATCTTTTGCAGCATTTAAAGCATCTATTTCCATTTCTATAAATTCTAATTCATTAGTAGCTTTTTTCACTTCGTCTCTTTCTTTATATAACCTGTCTTTATTAGGATGATATAATGATAAAAGCTTTTGTAAAGCTTGATCAGATTTTGGAACGAATAATGTTCCTTCTTTAAATACAATATGTCCTAATGTGACTGTCCCTTTTTGTTCATCTACAAAAGGAGTTTTTTGATTAGTAGCATATCGTAATTCTCTAGGTGTTTCTTTTTCTTCATCAAACCATAATAATGGTTTTCTAGCAGAATGCCTAGAATTTATTCTAAAATTAATGGGATTACCTTGATTAGGTGTTAAGTGATAAAACCTATCTTTTATCTCCCATTTTACTTTTTCTATTGTTTCCATGATATAATATAATATAATAATTAAAAAAGACCTCGCCGAAGCGAGATCTTATTATTTTATGCTATTAAGCAATAGCAACAGCTGGATAAATAGCCGTATCGGCATCATTATAAAGCTGTGGTGCAGATATAAGTGTGCACACTGAACCATTTGCATCAACTAATACTGATTCCCAAGCAGCTAAAATACTAGCTTCACTTGGAACAGCACCAGCACCACCACTATAAGTAATACTCATAGTGTCTTTAGCAGCGTCAATAGCTTCCACAGTTAGTTCAAGAACAGCAGCAGCTGACATTACAGCAGCAACAACGTTGGTACCATTAATGTATTGAATACCACCTTTACTAGTTCCACTTAAACCATCGTTTTTTTGAATTTTTATTAATCCCATAATTTCTATCTTTTAAATGTTAATAATTAAACAGTTGACTTCATTAACACGAAGTTATTAGCCGCCTGCGTTACTAAGCATCTCTCAGATAAGAAATGTATTTGCATTGCATCCAAACCAGAAGTATAAGCTCCACCAACTGATCCATTCAACCAAGATTTATATCTCCTGTCGTCAGCTTCAGATGCTCTATATCTAGTATGTAAGAATGGTCTACGAATGTTTGATCCTAACATTTGATCGTATACTGTTGTAGTACCAGCTGGTATTAAAACACCATCAATGTCAGAAGTTAAACCTCTTGTAGAAGCATCATTTAGATATTTCCAATCAGTTTTGTAGAAGTCATAAGAACCTCTTCTAAACCCTGAAAATCCAAAATTTAATGCCATTTCAGCTTCGTTGTCAAAAAGACCATAAGAAGCAGCAGCTGTTGAAGCATAACTACCATTCATAGCAGCAATCATATCATCAAAATCAAGAGCAGTAGCTCTAGATAAGAATAACATGTTTTCTTCAATTGCACCTTGCTTATCTAATTGCTTAAGAATAGTATCGAAATCTCCCATAGCGCCAGATCCTGGAGCAGCTGCACCAGCAAAGTCGTTATAAACATTTCCTCTTGTTCTTATTGCAGCGAATAAACCTTCAGTACCTGGAGTTCCTACAGCTGTAACACTACCAGCACCATTTAATTCACCTTCAACCATAGCCATTTCAAGATAATCTTCAAAACGCATTCTAGTTTCAGATTCAGATTTTAGATACCATAAGTACCCAGAAGCACCGTCTTCAGTAGCAACTTCAACCCAACCAATTTGAGCTGTATCAGAACCAGAGACTTCATAGTAATCTTTGATAATGATAGGTTTGTTACTAAATTGAGTTAATACTGGTTCAATAGCAGTAACACCTGAAGTAGCAACATTTTCTTGAGCTCCTGCAGCACCTGCTGTACCAAAATCCATTCCATTAGTTCCTTTTGCAAATTCAGAACCGTAAACGAATACTTTAACAGCAGTCGCGTTAGGAATACCTCCAGCAATTGCAGTAGCAACTTGATATGTTTGAAATGTAATAACTGCTGTATTAGCTCCTGGACCACCTTTTGATGATGGAGCAACGTCAGTTACATAACATTTAACAGTATTAAGTCCATCAGAAACGACAATAGTTTGTCTTCTTCTAATAGCACATTCTGCAGTAAGTCCAGTTCCATCAGTAGCATCTGGAATAGTTACAGTAACCGCTAAACCACCGCCACCACTTGTTACAGCAGTGTCATAAGATACATGTAATCTATTTTGTTCAGACCAAATTACTTGGTCAGATGTCATCGGCATTTCTGCGCCGACCATCCTTAAAAAGCCGTTTAGAGTTCTATTTCCATATCTCTCAACCTCGGCTTCATATAATTCAGGTAAGTATTGCTGAGCAAAACTTCCTGTTGCACCATCAAACGTTAAGTAGTTACTCGTTAGAGTTACTTGCAGTTGTGAAGGGCTTAATGATGCGGGAAAACTCCCGCTGGTTGCAAATCCCATAATTTAAATTTTTAGTTTTAAGTTATTTTTTTTTATTTATTCTTACTTTTAACTTAGAACTATCAACACCTGATATCGCTTTTACTTTTAATCCTCCTATATAAACATCACCACTAGACGTAGCTCGTGGTTCATTACTTATATTTTTAGATCTAGCTGTCACATCTTTAATAGCATCGGCTTTGCCTTGCTCATAAAAATGATTAGCAATAGAATCAGCGTTTAGTGCTGTGAAAATAGCTTTATGGTAATCACCATAATTGTTTACTTCCCCTTTTTCATCTAGGAACTTCCCAACAAAATTATTTAGGTTAGACTGCGAATCCGAAACATTATCAGTATCATTAACATTGTATCTAAATCTTTTTTCTCCAAGATTGTATTCAAAACCTTTGAATTCTTGATTAAAAAACTTTTTAGTATCTAGTTTAAATCGATTATGTCTCTTATTTGCTATTTCTTGTTCTTCGTTATATTTATTGAAAAAATCCAAAGCTTTTCTTTGTTCTTGAGTTACACCAGGTCTCAACTTGACTTCCTCGTAGTATTTACTCTTTAAATCTTCCAAAAAACTTTTGGCTTTTACAATTTCTTCTTTATATTCAAGTTGCTTTTTCTTTGCTTCCTTCTCTTCAACAAGATCTGGATCATAAGCAAACTTGTCTTCTAATACAAAATCAACTTCCTCAACTGTTAAATGAGGTTTTGATTTTTTATAATATTCTCTTAATAGATCATCTGTATCCACATTGGAATAATCAGCGTTTAATCTAACGTAATCCTCCATATTACCACCAGTTTCTTTCATAAAAGTAACTAGTTTATCTACATTTTCAGGTAATTGTGGTTGTTCGACTTCTGGTGAAGGATTATCTATTTCTGGTTTATTTAATTCTTCTGATGTTATTTCTTCTATAACTTCTTTTTCTTTGGCGGACTGTAACACTTCCACTTCTGTTTTATTCCCTTCTTCCGATCCGCTGCTGCCTGTGCTTTGCACGCTTTGAGTTGTTTCCCTTTGTATGGCATCTTGTATCTCTTTATTTTTTGTTGCTATAGCTTCTTCCTCTTGTTTTTTAAAATCTAATTTCGTAGGTTCTTCTTTTACCGTTAATTTTTTAGGTCTCCCACGTTTTTTCTTCATTTTAAATTCACCTTGTTCTAATTCTCCCTTAGGAGATTCTTTTATTTGTTCTGACATAATATAATATAATAATTAATAAATATTATCTAGGCATAAATTGCTCTAGACCGAATCCACCTACTGTGTCGTTACCTTTGGATTCAAAATTTGTAGGTAACGAATCATTTTCTCTTTGGCTAATCATTTGACTTTGTTGAGTAGCTTGCATTTTACTTCTTTGATCTTTTCTATCTTCTTTAAGTTCTTCACCACCTCTTTTTGCTTGAGATTGTGCTTGAGCTAGTTGCATATTATACTGGAACTCTTGCTCCATTAATTGCTTTTTAATAATTGCCTCTTGCTCCATTCTTTGAATTTCAAATTGAGATTTAGCTTGCTCGTATTGAATATTTTGCTCTGTTAAAACTTGTTGTTTTTGCGTTTCTGCTAAAGCAGCTTTTTCTGCTGATTCAGCGTTAGCTTGAGCTTGAGCTTGGATGTTTTGTTGTTGAGCTTGTTGTTCTTTAACCTCTTTCTTCTCCCTCATCTTTCTTAGCATACGATTAGCTAACTTCAAGTTCTTAACTTCCCTTATTTCTATAGCGTCTTCTAAGTTAATAGTTTGTTGTTGAAGTGCCATTTGAATATTCTGCTCTAATATTTGGCTTTCTTCTTCATCTGGTTCTAATTGTAAGAATATTCCAAAATCGTGAATATTTAAATGTTTTAATTCTTCTAATGTTTGAACATTATACATAGATAAACTATGAATTAAAGAATTATATGTTAAAGGATAAGCTAAAGAATCTGCTAATCTTAAAGATATATTTTCACAATTTCTAAGAGTTAAATATAAACTTGATTGTAATACATGCCTTGTAGCTGTATTAGAATTTGCTGCTGCGAGTTTCTGTAATCCTACTAAAGCATATTTATCTGGCGAACTACCATCTCTTGCTTCATTTAATCCGGTCACATCTCTTATCATTTTAAGATAATACTCATATGTCTGAATTAAAGCTTGAATTTTAGCCATTCCATTAGAAGTGGCTAATTCTTGTATAGGTACTTTCCCTGGGTTTTGTCCACCATCTTGAGTCATAGATCTTCCTACGATACTACCAGTCTGGAAATACATATTTAAAGCTTCTGCAGGATTGTAATTAGTACCGTTGCCCAAATCAACTTCTGCTAATCCATCTACATCAACAAATACTCCATCAGGTACCATACGAGCTAATACTTGTTGGAGTTTTAAATGCGTTATTTGAATCATATCAGCAAAACTAGTTATTCTACCAACTATAGATTCTATTCTACCTTTATATAGTCTAGGAGCAACTATATTGTAATTCATGTTTACTTTTACAATATCAGAGAATGGTCTAGTCATGTTTTCTGCCATCTTCCATTCTAACATCATTTCATGACCTAATATTTTAGCTCCTGAATATAAGACTTCTATAGATCTAAAAGCTTTTTTGAAATTAGAATTTTCAGGAGGATTAAATGTATCTTGTTTTATTAACGCTTTTTCTAATCCACTAGATGTTTCTTTAATTTTCCAAACTTGATTTGTGTAAGTTTTATATTCAAAATATAATACTTGAACTGTATTCCTATCTTGTCTCCCATTCCAATCTCTA